CACAGTAGCCACACTCATATAAATCTCGCAAAAACAAATTATTTTTGCTAAATCGGGGCCTACGTGTTTTGTGCTTAAAATCTTTCAGCATAATAACTGCTGGCACTTTTGTTTCCCAACTGGGAGATCGGACAATCCAATCGTCATACCAGTCAAGCACTGTGCATTTATCATGGTACATATACATTACTGCTTCTTTCCATTGTACCACACTTAATGGTAAGAAACTAACAGGTTGTGCGTCTGCATTCAAAACCAGGGTATCGCTCAAGTTTTAGTCCACTTCTTTGTTTTATGTATTTATTCTGGGTCTTGAGCTAAAATTTCAGTAAGCAACATATGTATTGCTTCATCTGTCCAATTGTGTTCCTGATGGAAATTACCAGTTACTGAAAACCAGTCACCGTATTCTTCTACATCATTTGGAACCAGTGGATCAAATCCGTCTTCAATCATTTGTTTACATTCTGCTCGATGCAATCCGCTTTTACGCACTGCTCTCTCTAGATTGAAGTTTATTACATTACTCATTAATCACACTCTGGAAATTTATATTCTACAATTTTACGAACTACTTTTACTTGTCCGTTAAGTTTGTTTGTTACATAGTGTTTTGGTTCATTTGCGCCGTATAAGAACAATGCTCTTTTCGCAAATCCAAATATTTCTCTTTTTGTGCTTGATAATACAGTTTCTCGTGGATCGTTATCTCCAATCTCATCGAGGTATCTTAATGCGTATAATGTTATGTCGTCTACCCCCAAGGGTACTTCGACCTTTGCCATAATTTTGCGCCCGTCTCCAGTATCTTTCGATCTCATTTTTTTGCCTTTCATTTGCCTATAGTTAAGTTATAGTGTTTTGTGCCATGACGTCTTACCATAACCTATTACTTCACATAATATACGGCAAAACGACTTATTTGTCAAGTGTTTTCTTCAGTATTATTTATAATTCAACGTATTCTAGTTTAACACTCCAGTTTACAGTGCTTGTGTCTCCACGTACTCTTATTGATAGTTGATTATTAAAGATCGCTACAGTAGCGTTCCATCCTGCGTCAATCACAGTCCAATCACTATAATTAGTATCTGGACTTGTATAAGAACTTGGAGTGTTAGCAGAAATATTATTAATTGCTTGGTATATAATTAAGTCATGTTCAACTTGATCACCAGTTGAGTATGCGGTAGTTGCGTTCCAAGGTGTTATAAATGCTTCTGCATCTCCAGTATTACGCTGGTAGTCTATACGGCTAACTGCGCCAACAAAACTATCTGCATCATTAATATCTTGTACTACGCCTTGTATCTGCCAAGCTCGATTAGTTTGAGCTTGCCCAGCCAGTACATAAATCTTAAAGAACCAAGTTTTGTTAGTACCAGGGCTAAGTACCAATCCATTAAACAATGCTGGTGTTGATGTTACATCAGTAGTTGTTAAGGTTGTATTTCCTACACCTGGTATAGTTAAATCAATATCATTAGCGTTTTCAGTAATCGTTACACTATTGTTGGACGATTTTAGTTTTCTGAATTGTAAATCATTTGTTACTCTTGATTTAAATATCTCTGCTCCAGTACCTAAATTACTAGCAGTTAGTGTATCACTAATAGTGATGTCACTAGTATTTTGTACAACACTAAGAGCACCACTAACATTAATTTTTCTGAATTCTTGTTCATTACTGACATTTTTTTGTTTGTATACTTCTACACCAGTACCTATGTTAACAAAAATATTACTTTGAGCATTGATATCATCAATTGTTGCTATATCTCTCCAACTATTTGTACTAGCATAATATGCTTCTACTTCATTAGTTGTGTTGTTGTAGCGTAACATACCACTATTAGCTGGTGTTGATCGTTGAGTAGAGCTACCAACTGGTATAGTAATTGAACCTTGTCCTGGTATAATTGTGTTATCAGCTAAACCAATAGTAGGATTGCCACCAGCGCCACTGCCATTAATAACTGTTATTTCATTATTAGTACCATTAATTGACCTTGCTATAGCAACTGCGCCATCTTTTGCTACAAATCCTGTACCAGACAATTCATTAACGTTTTTTCCAAATGCTGTAAATGTTACACTACTTTGTTGATAGTCTGACATTGTACCAAAGTTAAATGATGCTGTATCTAAACGGGCAAATATAGTTAAGATGTCTGTTCTTACTACTAAATCATTTGTATTTGTTTGTAGTGCTAACTGTGCAGCTTCACTATTAACCAAATAAACATTAGCACCACCGCCGCTTTGTACTGAAATAGAACCACTTGCTACTGTTGGATTATCCGTAGCTGTATTTCCATCACTGGTACTTAATCCGCCTGCCAAGTAGCCAGGACTGTTGGGTGCTGTAGGATCGCTACCTAAACTCTTATCATCTTCACGTTGTACTACCTGTGTAGTATAACCAATAATTGTACCACAATAATCGTATACTGGTATTTGATTGTCTACATTACTTTGTGGATCATCTGCTTGATCTAATAATGTCAGGAAGTCATCATCAAACAATAGTTTGAAAATGTTTTCGTATTCAATTGGATCTGATTCTTGTTGTGACAAGTTACTTGCGCTAATTGGTACAGATCCATTTGACCCACCAAGCGAAGTTCCTGGTCTATATGTAACTGGGTAACCAGCAAGTTTGTCATATAAACCTTTCATACTTGAAGCTAACCTAGCATTACTAGCAACACTTCCGTTTTGTGGGTTATGCATAACACCAACACCACTATTACAACTTGGGTCAGGAGTAGCAAATTGGCTTCCGCCTAAACTGTATGATCCATTAATATTATTTTCAAAGCTAATTAAGTTTTTAATACCACCAGCAACACCTTCGATATCGTTACGTATACTATCAATTACACTTTGTCCAAGTGATCCAGCATTAATAGCATCAATATTATTAGCAATATTTCCTAGTATACCACCATTAAACACGTTACCGTTAAAGCCGCCTGTTCCTATACAAGCACACACTTGACCAGGTACAATGCTACCAATTTGATCAATTAAATTTTTACCAGCACCAAGGAAACTGCCCATTGCTCGTTCTAACATATTTGGAATAGCGATTGGATCTACTGGTGCGCTACAAAAGTTAATCATGTTAGCAACATTTTGTGCTTCTGCCAATACACCATTAAGACGTCCAAGTATACTATCTAACTTAGTGTGATCCATAAAGTCGTTCATTGCGCCATCTAATTGTGATAACGCATCATATAGCTCGCCCTGTAATGCTGGAATACCCAGTAGCGCATTAATGTTTGCGCTCATACAAATCTGAATGTTTGGAAGTTTTATACCATTGCCGCCTAGTACACCACATAACAGTTCACGTAATGTAAAACTATACTCTGCTTGTGCTACTGCTCGTAAGTTACTATTACCTAAAGCAGTGGTACCACTTAAATGATGTTTAGTATCAAGATAGTCATTGGCATTTTGTAAGCCATTTTTAAAATCAGTAAAGTCTGCCATGTTACCCTCCGGCTCTTACATCGCCGCTTGCGCTTGTCGCTGATGGTCCACAGTGTTCAGGACCATAACCTGGTCGTCCGCAATAGCTGTCTGCTGATGAGGGGTCATTTAAAATGATGATAGGTTTACCGCCAGCACGAGTTCTACCACTAGTCGCAGTAGCTTGAAGAACGCCCCCACCATGACTGTTGGGGTCGCCCTCTGTACTAATAAATTGTCCGTTTACTCTGACATTATTAACTATAGCTCTAGTTGAGGCTCCACATAGTCTCTTGTCATTATTTCTGTGTACAAAGTTCATACACGTATTTATTAGATAAGCAGACTACTTTCTGCCGCTGTTGCTGTCGTAATACCAGTTGTACTCTGCATATATCCGTCAGCTAAGTTCTTTTCAGTTTTTGTAATTGCTACAACTTGCGCTTTGCCAATAAACACTGGATCATTGCTTTTTGTATCAATACTCATAATCCAAGGAATAAGCATTGCTTTACCATCTTGTGGGTTAATTGTAAGCACTGTTGGCTTTACTACGTTTAATGCGTTGTCGTCTTCTGAATCAAATCTAGCAACGACTTCTTCGCCAGTGCTACATTTAACAGTCATTACATCGCCTTTTTTAAAGTTTGAAATCTTTAACATTTAGTTTTACTTCTCCAATAAGTTCACGTACAGTTTCGGGTTGTAATCTTACTAACGCCATACCGCCGCCTTCTACTAATAATTTGCCATCATGATAAATTTGTGGCATTGTTCTGTGACCTTCTGTAATTAGAAACTCACGTGCTTCTGGAACAGACTCGACATTGATCTCCTCAAACTCGAATCCGTTCTTTTTTAAATAATCCTTAGCCATGTCACAGTAACCGCATAAGTTTTTGCTGTATACTGTAATCATAAACTAAATCCTTTAAATGTATCTTGGGTAACATCTTGCTTTGTGCCACCGTTAATATAACTTGTAATCTCTGTTTCCTGTGGTGCTACTTGTACATCTCCACCAGCGATCCATTTCTTTGTCCAAGGCAATGGGTTACTAGCTTGATTGTAAATTTTAGGAAGACCAGCATTGCCCATACGCTTCATGGCAATGTGTTCAATGTACTGACTTAGTAGCTCTTTGTTTAAGCCAAGCATACTACCGTCTTTAAACAAATAGTCCGCCCAGGCTTTTTCCTGATCTACAGCATCAGTAAACATCTTGATACATTCTTCTTCTGTTTCTCGAGCAATCTGTTCAAACACTGGATCGTCTTTCTTGAGTGTTTTAAGTAATAGCTGTGTTGATCCTAAATGTAGGTTCTCATCACGAGCAATAAACTTAATAATCTTAGCATTGCCTTCCATCTTTTTAAGTTCAGCAAATGCCCAACTACATGCGAATGAAACGTAGAAGCGAACACCTTCAAGAATGTTAACACTCATTAGTGCTAACCATAGTTTCTTTTTAAGTTCATACAGATCAACTACAACTTTTTTGCCATTAACTGTGTGTACGCCTTCACCTAGTAGATTGTAGTAACTAGCGCCTTCAATTAGATCGTCATAGTACTTGGAGATATCTCCAGCACATTCAATGATCTCTGGAATATCCATAAGTTGATCAAAGATAACGCTTGGGTCATTATACACATTACGAATAATATGTGTGTAACTACGACTGTGGATTGTTTCACTAAATGTCCAGGTAATAATCCAGTTCTCTAGTTCTGGTAAACTTACAATGCTACCAAACGATTCCACTGGTCCACGCCCTTGTACACTATCCAACAAGATCTGTCTTTTAAGATTACTTGTAAAGATATGTTGCTCATGGTCCGTCAACTGTTTAAAGTCTTTCCCATCACGATATGTATCAACTTCTTCTGGACGCCAGAAGAATCCTAGTTGTTTGTCTGTAAACTTATCAAAGCTAGGATACTTCATTGTATCGTAACGTTGAATTGTTACTCCTCCTGATGGATCAAGGAATGCCAAGTTATTTGTTTGGCTACCTTTGTTAGTTACGTCAAAAACACTCATTCAATCTCTCTCTTTATATTACACAGCTTTCGCATTCATCGTCTTCAATTGTTATATTATCTTCCACTATACTTGATTGTTCCAGTTTGTCAATATCTATTTCGCCGGCTCCGTCATATGTGTTAAAATAATACAACTGCTTGCCGCCATATTTGTAGAACATCATTAGATGTTGTAGCATACTACTCATTGGAATCTTCTCATCTGGGAAGTGCTGTGGATTATAACTTGTGTTTACACTAATACCTTGATCGATATATTTTTGTAACACTGCCATAATCTGTAAGTATCCTTCTGGTGATGTCTGATCCCATAGTAGTTCATACTTGTTTTTGAGATGATGGATACCAGGCACAACTTGCTTTAGTACACCATGTTTTGATTGTTTAATACTTACTAAACTACGTGGTGGTTCAATACCGTTTGTCGCATTACTAATTTGTGCTGACGTTTCAGCAGGCATAAGAGCCATTAGTGTTGAGTTACGGATACCTGTTTTAGCTAATTGTACTCTTAGTTCTTTCCATGGCATACGTTCTTTGTGTGCTACTAGTTCATCAACATCTTTCTTATATGTGTCAATAGGTAGGATACCATCACTATATTTTGTTTGGTCATTCCACAAACATGCGCCTTGCTCTTGTGCTAGGTCTGCGCTTGCTTTAATTAAACTGTAACTCCATGCTTCAGCATACTCATCAATCATTTCTAGATTAGGCTCACTGTATGTCATATTGTTTCGTGCCATCCAGTATGCCAAGTTAATAATACCTACACCTAATGGTCGTCTACCCATGGTTGCCATTTCTGCCGCAATTACTGGATAGTTCTGATAACTGAGTAGAGCATCAAGCCCACGTACTGCTAGTTTACCAATACGGATAAAGTCACTTGGCTTACGTACATTGCCCCAATTAACAGCACTTAGTGTACATAAGGCAATCTCACCATCTGGATCATTAAAGTCATTAAGTGGTTTTGTAGGTAAATTAATCTCACAACACAAGTTACTTTGTTTAATAGGTGCCATATCTGCTTTGAACGAACCATGCTCGTTAGAATGGTCAACATTTTGTAAGTAAATGCGTCCAGTATCTTTGCGTTCTCCCATAAAGTGACTAAACAACTCAAGTGCTGGTATTGTCTTCTTACGTAGTCTTGTATTACGCTCTGCTGTTTCATATAAACGTTTAAACTCGTCTTGGTCAGCAAAGAATGCTTCGTATAGTCCTGGTACATCACTAGGTGAGAATAAGGTAATGTCTCCGCCAGTAATTAAACGCTCATACATTAGTTTGTTAAACTGTACACCGTAGTCCATTTGACGTACACGATTATCTTCAATACCTTTGTTGTTTTTAAGTACTAGTAGATCTTCTGCTTCGAGATGCCAAATCGGGTAATATAATGTTGCTGCTCCGTTTCGCACGCCGCCTTGGCTACATGATCTGGTAGCAGACTGGAACATTTTAAAGAAAGGAACGACCCCGGTATGATATGCGTCACCTCGACGTATGGGGGAGCCGAGAGCCCGTATACTTCCTGCTCCAATACCAATTCCTGCTTTTTGTGATACGTATTTGACAATACTACTAGTAGTTGCGTTAATGCTATCGAGACTATCGCCAGTTTCAATAAGAACGCACGAACTAAATTGTCTCTGCGGAGTACGCACGCCTGCCATAACAGGAGTAGGTAAACTGATATCGAAAGTACTAATGGCATCGTAATAATCCTTAACCCATTTTAATCTTGTTTCTTTGTCATAACTACCAAATAATGTCGCTGCAATTAGCATATATGCCATTTGTGGTGTTTCTAGTTTTTCACCTGTAACACGGTTTTGTACAAGATACTTGCCACGCCATTGTTCCATAGCGGCATATGTAAAGTCTTGATCACGGTCGTGTTTAATATAATCATTAAGTTCGTCCCATTCTGAAGCAGTATATTCAGTGAGCAACGCTGGGTCATACCATCCTTCATCTACATTACGAGTAATTAGTTTTAAGATATGCCAAGGTTCAAAGCTATCGTATACTTGTTTGCGCAAATGATACACAATAAGGCGCCCTGCTACCCATTGATAGTTTGGGGCATCTTCTTCAATTAACTCTGAAGCACTTTTAATAAGTGTTTCTTGGATGTCATCAGTTGTAATACCATTATAAAAATGTAAGTTACTCTTCATCTCAACTTGACTAGGACTAACTCCATTAATACCTTCACAGGCATAAAAAGCTACTTTATGTAGCTTTTCGAGGTCAATTGCCTCTTTACTTCCATCTCTTTTTGTTACTTGAATATTGCTCATACTGTTTTCGTCCTTATAGTATATCATGTTAGTGCCGAATCATCGTAGTTCGGGGTATATTTGTTATTTTATTATGTTTTTTATTTTAGTTCTGTAGGAAACAGAACATATATCTTCAGTGGGTAATGTACTTATACTACCGTGATCAAAGTTAAGCAGGTGTTTATTATCGATCAGCGCACATAGACGCTGAAAACTTTTACCAATACATGTTACATACAGTAGCTCATTTTGTATGTTTGGATTGGCATAATAGATAGTATATGCCATTCCTAATGCGACACTATTTTGACAAAAGTTTCCTTGATGTAACATTTCCCAAGGTGTTGGCCACTGTTCTGGGTTAACAGGATCAATAGATATGTTAACCAATGGAGCACTTTGCCACCACTGTACTACAGTCTTACTTACATCAAGTGTATTTGTTTGATCCAAGCCATTACGGAAGTCACGCCACATACTTAAACGCTTGCTAGGTGACTCATACCAGGCTTGATTATTTAATTGCTGTTCCAAAGTTGATATGTATATTTAAATTTCGTTATAGTATTAGCGCCATCAGTGTACATTAAACGTAGTGTGTTTGCTACGCTAATATCTGCACTAAAGGTCACATCTACTGTTGCGGTTTCGGTATAATTATCATCAATTGCGCTTGTTGAAGCACTAATGTCTGTTGCCATTCTGATTTGGCCAACACGTACACCATTAGTACTTTCTAATGTATAATCAATGATAGCGATATTGTATAGTGTGGTATCAATACTAAAGCCAGTTACTACATTATTTCCATTTGCAGCTAGAGAAAGGCTGTTTGGAATCGTTGCGTAACGTTCCATGCTAATCTCACCATTAAAGTTGGCAGTAATAGCACCAGTTGGAGCAGTAGCAAACGTTAGTGTAGTTCCAACAATACTATAATCAGCAGGATTAACTTGTGAACCGTCATCAAATACTCCTACTACGCCGTTTGTAGTTAATGTACTTGGTACAACAAATGCTGTGATTACGCCATTACCTGTGCCTACACTAATAGTAGTGTTTCCGATAAACAACCTTTGATTGTCTGTTGCGTATCCTACTTCACCTGGATCAAGCAAGGGCAAATCTGCGAAGTTGCCTTGCCTTACTTTAATTTTACTAATACGTGTGTCTGCCATTGATCTGTTCCTCTATAATGTATTTATGACAGGTTATAAAACTCTGCTACCTTGCCGGCCCACTTTTCTTCCCAAACTTTGAACTCTTCTGGGCCTACTTCAAATAACTGCCAGTCTAAATCTCGACTACACATAAAGATAGCGGCATGCTCAATCTTTGTTTCAAATATTTCGTTGTGGGCCATCGCATAAGCGGCGGCTTGCATAAAGTAGTCGTCAATCCACTCACGCTTTTTGGGTTTATTGGTTTGTTTAAAATCCATAATACAAGGCTTCCCCTTGTACATGCCAACTAAGTCAGTAGTACCAGCATACAATCCTGGATAACACAAGTTTACTTCACTACCCCAAACTTCGTCAATGTCAGCTTCTACGTTTTTTATAACGGTCTCTGCCATCATCTTGGCTTGTAGCATAGTTTTACCTGTATACTCTTGGTTAAGGCTCCATGCTTCCAGCATTTCGTGCATTATTGAACCTACGCCAGCGGCTTCAGTTACAATTTGTTGTGCTTTCTTTTCACCTACACGCTTTTTCCAAGCATTGAGGTGTGTCATATCCTTTGTTTTACTCAGGATAGTAGTAACACTGGGCACAGGATCGCCATACGGATTTTCGTATAAACGTTTGCCGTTTACGCTTTTGCGTTTAAATTCTTGATACGGGTAGGGTGTGGTAATTTTTAACATATAGTGACTATAGCACTAATGAACTACAATGTCAATAGTTGATTACCCATTTAAATGTAGTATTTGTAGTAGTATTTGTCTGACGTTGTATTGTATAACCCAAGTTCTCAAAATAACTAATAACTTGTTTCATTTGGTCAACTTTAGCAACATCAGCAATGTCAGTTCCTTGCCATACATTAAAATATGCTTTGGCATCAGCGGTTGCTGTTGGGTTACTCTCTGTCATTGTAGTTCCATCATCTACTATTGTTTGGTAAGCGCCAGCACTAGCATCAACTATAACTTGACGCATCAATGCTGATGTTTCATCAAAGATTGTTAAATCATTTCTTGCTGTTGTTCTTGCTTGCTGTGCGCTTACTTGATAACTCATAGTTTCTTATCTTTCTTTGACAGTTGTTTTGATGCCATTTTACTAACAGTGTCGTCAGTAGGATCAGTTTCAGTGGGGAGAGCTGAATCTAATTTTACTTCTTGTTTGTTAGCACTACCAACGGCAGAAATACTGTTTAACATACGGATTAGTGATTTCATTTCTAAATAATATCCACTAGACTGTAATTTAGCTAATAATGCTGGTGTTTTAATTGAAGTCATACCACGTGCTTTAGATCGAACAATTAATTCTTCGATACCATTTAGGACATAGTCCTGTCCTTCAGTTATTATGACTTCATTAACTAACATTACTTGTTACCTGCGTCCAGTTCATTAATAATATTGATAAACTGATCGTGTGTCATAGTGCCGCTTTCAACCATTTTAAAGAGCTTGTCTTTACTCTCTAGAAACTTTTTTTCAGCTAACGCACCTTTTTCCATGTCTGCTAAAGCACTTTCGCCTTTTAACTCACGTCCAAGTTGGTTGTCATCACCAGCGGCAGCATCGTCGCCACCAAATTCGTCACCCATGTCTAGTTCATCTGTGTCGCCCAGGTCCATGGTATCTGTACCCATGTCTGTTGGCATTGTTTGTGCTGGTTGCTCGCCACGTGCTACAAGTGTTGCGTTTTCTAATTCACCTTTTGCTGATTTAGCAGAGTCAAGTAATCCACCAAGTGCCGCTTCAGCACTAGCATTATATGCTTCTGCTTGTTCAAAGCCTAGTTGTTCTTTCATTGCGTCAACAATTGGCATAAGTTTTTGTACTTGCATTCCTGCTAAGTCTTCAACCATTTTTTGTAGTCCATCAACTAACTCTTGTGCGGCTAGCATTACTTCTGCTTGCTCTAGTTCTGCTGATTCACGTACTTTAGTTTTCATCTTTTTACCATCGTTACGTGTTGGCGCAACTTCACTGATGTAAGTACGTAATGAGTGTGAAATTAAACTTAATTTATTATAAGTTTTATCTTCCCAATAAGCACTGTTGCTTTCTTTAATTGCTGTAATCTTTGCATTAGTTGCGTTTAACATACGCCCTAATGATTCACTGCTCATTTCAGAAACATTAACATTATGACCAAATGTGTTAGCCAATACTTTGTTAATTTTTTCTACGTTGTGGGCAGCTGAGTTTAAATCGTTTAAATACATTGTATAATTCCCCGTTGTTTATTATATTTATACACATCTGTTACAGACGTGATAAAATTCTTTGCTTTGCTTCTTGTACTTTTTGCTTCGCCCTACTGGCTTTAGCAATGGCAATATCTTCATTGATACCACCTCTGTTTGCTCTAGATTGTTGTGCCCAAGTTTCATATAGCGCATTACTATAATCATGGTCATACTTTTCTAATTCTGTAATTCCTGATGTTTTATTAGTGATATATTTTTTAACAATACCCATTGCTGTTTCAAACAATGCTAAGTCACTGTGTATTACTTCGTTGCCATCAACTACATTATAAAAGTTTTTTTGTCTACCAGCAAACTGCTCACTGATAATGTCAATGCGATAGTTTTGTACTGTAATTGATTGCTCTGTTATAGTTTGTGTCATAGCAACTTTTAGATCAACGTCAGCTTCTGCAGCCTCGTTAAGCATAGCAGATGTTTCCTCAACCTGCGCAGTTAAAATGTCTTTAAGAGATCTAGTCATTATAATTTACCGTACTTGTTAATGTTAAGTTTATAACCTGTTGTTTTACTGTCTACTACTTTATCTAGTACACCACGTACAACTAAGTTTTGCGCAATATACGCATCACGCTCATTTAATGACTTACGCTCTAGTATAATGTCTTCAGTAAAATGACTATCTAAAAAATCACTTTCACGACTATTAATAAATGTAGGAAAGCCACCTTTGGTTACAAATGCTCTCATTGGTTTTGTATCCCTCTGCCTCTCAACAAATCCTGACGCATATTATCGTACGCCGCACGATTTGGTGTACCTGTAGGAAGACGTCTTGCGTCTCTATTGGCATTTTTATTCATTTGTGTTTGTTTAATTGTAAGCTCTCGGTTAGTATCTGCCATTTTATTGTTGATACGTTTATTCATATTTGTTTGATCACTATTAAATTTACCCATAGCTGATCTGCCTTGAGCTAAACTATAACGTTCATTAACTTTGTAACAGTCACAATGTTTACATTCTGGACCACATTCACATTCAGTAACAGGTTGTCCACAACAGTCTTTGCTGCACATTTCAACGCCGTCCTTCATCCATGTTTTTTTGTCTTCATTTGTTAATGTTTTATATTTAAAATTCTCTAATGAATCTGGTCCTTCGTGGTTAAATACTGCGTTGTTCCAAACATCATGTGCATAATTATTTGCTGATGCTACATCACCTTTAATTGCGCTAGGACCACCGTTATATCCTCTAAGTTGTTCTTCCCAATTGGCTGCACCATAATGATCACCTTGTGCTTTAAAATACAATAATCCTACCTTAGCATTTATATTTGCATCATTTTTTATATCATCTAATGAATAGTTTGTTCCATATAATCTATTAACATCGTTTAATGCTGGTAATCTAACTTGAGCCATTCCGTATGCATTATTTGTACGATTCGTGTCACCGACTACAGTGTTACCATTCTTATCAAACTGACCTGTTCTACTTTCTTTATTAAAAAGTTCCATAGCTATCGCAAATGGTATATTTAGATCAGCCGCTGTTTTTCTAATTATATCAGATCTGTTACTATTCTCATTTATGATATCAAATATCTTCATGTTACTTTACCTTGTTTAGCCTTTGTATTGCTTTACTTGCTGGATTCATACGTTTTGTGCGCTGTGCTTTTTTAGCTATTCTAGCACCCATCTTTGCTTTAGTTTTACGTAAAGTCATTCTTTTCTTCATATCAATGGGTTTAGCACATTGTGATGGATCGCTCACAACTCTGCCTTTTCGTTGTCCCACACTACAGCGAAATTTTCTAACAATTTTATTACCTTTGCGAGCCCAGACTAGCTGTGCTTCAACAACAGGTTCTTCTGATGTGAGTTCGTTTAAGTTCATATAGTTATTTATTAGATTTTTATGACATTAATAATGTTGCTAGTAATGTTAGTACACCAGCAAGAACTGTACCACCAGTTCCCATCATTATTTTATTTGTTGTGGCATTTGCTTTAATCATTTCTTCACGCATTTTAGAGAATTCACGGATGCCTTCTTCTCTCATGGAAGTCACACTTTTTTCAATATTATTAAGGCGGGTATCAATATTGTTAACTTTTTCTTCCAAGACACGATACCTCTCAGCACACAGGTCAACGTGAGCTTCTAAATTCTGTTTCTCTAACTGGGTTGTCCCAATTGTAGCTATAGACATAATTCTTCTCAACTGTGTCTTCAGCACATCGTTGTGCCTTGTTAACAGTAGCCTTTTATGTAGCCTTTTGATATCGGAGGCTTGTGGCGAACTCCGTAGTCTTGTGCCTTAGTTTTTTCTTAATACTATTTATTGATGTCTACGTTTTCTTAAAGTATATGTTTAATAGTTTTTCGTCATAAGTCTCAAATGTATTAGTGACAAAGTTTGCGGTTTCTGTCAGATAAGGAGTAAATGCTACGCCGTCAAAATCATTTTCTAAGAAATGTACTGGATTATCGTTTAACATGTAAACGTCGGCATGCTCTACTGCAAATTCAATTTTCCACACATGATGTAGTCCTTTATGCGCTGAACCGAAGCGGTAATTAACTACATCTTGTGCTTCAAGGCACTTAACTGCGATAGATATTGGCTGGCTTCTCATGCCAGCTAGCTGAATAAGTGTATTAAAATTTTGTTTTTGATTATATGCTATAACATTTTTTGATTTACTATTATTGTCAGTAATATCAACTAGTGTATAGACTATGTATTGTTGTATCAAATGACACCTTAAACTAGACTTCTTCCAAATGCTCTGCCAGCAGCAAATCCACCAGTGAACGCTGCAGCACCAACAGCTGCTCTTTGCGCAATTTTTCTAGCAGTAATTTTTGGCTCTGCGCTAGCAATATCTGGATTAATTAATCCGCCTGCTTTACTAAATTGTTTAAATGGTTCATACAGTTCACTACGTATAGCATTGGCTCTATAATATTGAATTATTTTAGTTGCTGCTAATTGTTTTTGTCCTGCTTGTAATCCTTGCCATCCAGTTGCCATTCGTCTAATAGACTTATAATTAGCTTCTTTAATATCAAGACTGCGTTCAAGACGCATGAATAATCCACTAGCTTGTTTGGGATTTTGCCCAGCAGCTATGGATCTTAAATATGTTTTTAACTGTTGCTCTGGTATACCAACTCTTGCTGCTTGTGCTTTTTCAGAAGCATCGATACCAGTTTTAGTTGATATTTTATGAAGTGCGTGATAAAGATCATTGCCGTCTCTACGATAGTTTTTAAAGTTACCACCGCTAGCAAGTGTTCTTTTAGCATAATCTTGCGCCATAGGTTTAGTACTTGGATTTTGTGACATTATATGCATTGTTAGCAAGTTCATGAACGCAAAGTCCGCAGTGTTTTTCAAATCAACAGTTTCAAGTTGTTGACGAGTTTTGTACATTTTACTAGCTTCATTGAGATCATTAACAAACCCAAATTTTGGTTCGTTAGCCTCACTCATAGTATGTCCGCCTTCGATTTCTGCCCATTGCTTTGCTGTATATTGTTCCATAGTAGTATTTATAAGTTTGGCGTCCAGCGATGTCTTGGTACAAGTTTAATTTTATCTCTACCTACTACATATCCTTCGCCACCACTTTCACCTTTTGTAGTTGCTGTTACATCAGCTGGAGCATTGTCTAGCTGATCAATAATATTATTTTTTACTGTCATAATTTGTACAACTAATCCTAGTATAGCATTTAATCCATTACTGTCACTAGCCATTAGTTTTGCTTGTTGTCCAGCACTTACTTTACTAGTTTTTAACCAGTCGAAAAAACCACTTTGTAATTGCTTTAATTTACCTTGTTTTACCATTTGATTTACATATGTATAAATGATATTACCTTTATTACTAAGACCCTGTTCAGGTGTTAACCAACCGTCAATTGCTTGAGCATTAGCATTAGTTGCTTTTATAATGTCTTCTACACTGCTAATATCTACACTAGCTTGATGTGGTACATATGTTTGACCCATAACTACAACTTCATTAGTATTAATTCTTTTTGTATCTTTAATAGGAGTGCCAGTTTTGTCGCCAAACTCTCCGTATATACTGTGTGCCGCAATACCAATACTACTTGCGCCAACTCTTTTACCAAGATCACTGTTAGCGTCTATAGTATATAGAACACTATTTGGTTCAAATTGATATGTGTCGTTGTTTGATACGTATGGTTTGCTTGGTGAGTATAATAAATCACCATATATAAAGCCACGCAGATCGTTTGGTGTATTACGTTGCATGATGTCAAATACATCACCCATGTTATTAGCAAAGTCCTGTCTCCAGTCTTCGCCTTTACCAGTACTCATAACAAATGATTTTAATTCATCACTGCTAGTAGTTTTATTTTTACCCCAGCCATTTTTACCAGTTAGTACAAACGTTCCGTCTGCTTCTCTGCCCCAATAGATAGTAGGATTGCCGTCCCATTTAATGGCTACATCATTTGAATCTTGACCAAGTCGTTGTAGTATACTTGCCGCTCTAAGAGCACCAGCACTGCCTTCAGCAAATACTAGATCTTCTAAGTGCTGGTATTCACGCCCTACTTTAGCTTCCGTTAAAAACTGGTTTGCTCGCATTAGCTTTGTTCTTTCCAATTTGGATCGTTAGCTCTGATATTTGCTAATAGCTCTTCGCCTTCTTTACCCAATGCTGCTACAATAGCTTCCACACTGCCCATGTCTTGTTTGTGGGCATTAGGGCCTAATAATAATTTAGCAATCTCATCAATGTCACTTGTAATAAATCCATCTGGATCTTTTTTACCGTTTGGTAAACGTTTAAACAATCCAACATAGTTACTCCATAACATGCCTTTTCCTTTAGCAATAATACTAAGCATCTGTTGCTTGTTAACACCTTTAAACGGCGATCCTTTTGGAATATTATGTGTATGGAATTGTGCCGCATTAGCAGCATTTGGTACTACCATAATGTCTACTTGGTGTGTGTTATCACCAATTGGTGTTTCTACGTGTACACTAGTACCACTTTGTCCTGTGTTAAACCCTGCTAAGTCAAATACTTGACGTAGCTTTTTACGGATGTCAGCATCTTTAGCGTCTTCCATATTAAAATGTTGTTTTAGCTGATCTACATCTACGATCATATCCAAGTCACCACTTACTTTACCAGGTGTTGGAGTTGCTCCACTACCAATTGGTATAGCAGTACTACCAGTTTTTGCCAGTACTGAATTAATTGATTTCATAATGCCAGGTATTAGTTTGTGATCAAAGCCCACACTGTCAGGGAATACATTACCGCCTTCTCTAAGATGTAAATCTTCTTGTCTTAATCTTTTGATGCGGCTTCCACGACGGATTTTGCGTTTGCTCATTCCGCCTAGTATGTCTTTAATCTTCACAGCTTTGATACCCCTCTTTTAAACTTCCGAGGATCCTTGGTGCGAATTGAATTAATTAATCTTTTATTCAAATCCGCCGCAGTTTCATTATCAAATGTCTCATTAATTAATTCAATTAAGTTAATTGCCGTAGCAATTACTTGTTCAGCATTTGCTTCAACAAGTTGCCGTCTGTCACGCTTTGGTGACATAGAATTAATTTCTTCTAAAATAGATCTCGTTTTACGTTTCATATCAATACTATTTATAAATATTGTTGTTAAAACATTGGTGGATAGTACTTATAGCAACTTTGCATTTCCTGATCGTGAACTTAGGATCCATAGGCAATAAGAATTAATACAGCTATGGGATGCGGGCAACAATTCAGGCTAATATCTTCGCCCGTTGTTCGTACATCATATTATAGATACATATAAGGTCAACGGCATCAATGTTTTAACAACTATTCCCTTCGTTTAAGTAAATTTTGTAATCTTGCGGCGTTTTCCACTGCGGTATTATCAGGCTGTGCTGACTCAGTACCAGCAGGGCTAACAGTTGCTTTATTCTTTAAGCTCTGATAGATGCTTGCTACTTGTCCTTCTTCACCTTGTTCATCTTCATCCAAGTCTGTAATACGCAGTGTATTCATATCATAGCCCAAGTCTAGTTTAGATCCAACACCACTACTACTACGTGTTTTCATAAACTGTATCTGTACTCTGCCACGTTCACGCATTGCTCTTGAGCTAAAGATACCAATTAGGTTGTCTGCTGTATTAATCTTACTAATACCACCAGCAATGTGACTGTGATCAAACTCTACTTCATCAACAGCACCACGATTCAACTGAGACGCTGTAACAAACAATATGTTAAGCTCAATAGCTAAGTTACGTAGTTCTTCACTTACATACTTGTCTTTAATAAACTGATCGCTTGGATTAACTTTAACGCTAACAGGCATCATAAGATCCAAATAGTCCACAAACAATCCATCAATTTTAATGTCGTTTTGTATCTGATATTCTTTAATATATGCCTTGATATCATTAATAGTTGCGCCGTTAGGCATTTGTATCATTTGTAGTACGCCTGCTTTTTTGCTTGCCATACGTACTTTAAGTGCTGTGTCATCAGCATTGCGCATAACATCTTTAGTACTCTGGTTAGTAACCATAGCATCAATACGCATACTACATAGTTCTTCACTAAGTTCTAAACTTACATACACTACGTTCTTGCCAGCTAAACTCCAGTTGAGTGCCATGTTTTGCATAAACAAACTCTTACCACTACCGGATCCGCCAGCAAAGATGTTTAGTTCGCCTGGATTAAATCCACCATATAGTATCTTGTCAAGGCTTTCCCATCCAGTACTGTTTTGTCCACGATTGTCTTTAATTGCTTGTATACGTCCTGCTGGATCGTCCCAGTAGTTAAGCCCAAAGTCTTTTGCTAGTCCAATACCAACAGCATCTTTAATTAGTTGCTCAACACTTCCGTATTCATGTCGTTCTAGTTTATCAGCACTTTCCAGGATAGCACCCTCAAGTGCCTTGTGTCTACAAAACTTTTCGTATTCATCCATAAACCATTTTTTATGGTCATCAGTAATCTTTGCTCTTACATCATCAAATTCAATTCTTACTTTGGCTTTAATTTGTTCATGTGTTGGTAAATCGCCGTAGCCATCTACATGTTCTTGTATAAAGTCCATAACAGGCTGATACTTACGAACAAAGTATTTGCTGTTTGTAATCGCATTGCAGCGTACAAACAAATCTTTGTCAGCAAGTAAAAACTCTAGATATAACTTTTGTAAATCTTCTGTGTACTCTTCACTCATTATTTGTTAGCTTCTTCAATATATATTCCTCTCGAGTGTAGATCATTCGCCAGGCGTCACCCTTGAGCGGCACTTTACCATGCATATCCATAGTTATAGCGTATTCCCAGTAATTTGTCAACCAGATAAACTTACCACTGTGATCACTACGGGTTGGCATCCAAGCAAAATGCTTGGTCCAATAACTGTGTAAATCAGCATATGCGCTAATGTGTTTCATCTTATCTACTTGTCTCCAAAAATTTTCATCTCTTATATTATAATCATCTACAATAGGATTTTGCAAGTAATCATCTACAATAGGATTTTGCAAGTAGCTGGATCTTCGTTGTGTTTGTTTCTGCACTGTCTATAATGCTCCTCACTGTGAATAGTCTACCATATTTTACAGCAGCATCTGCCGCATCTTTACAGCTTTCCCATGGAGGAAAACTGACTGACCAACCTCTGCGAATAGCTGTTTTAACTAAGTCCATGCCTGCGCTATCTGCGTCTGGCACAACTATAACTTCTTTTTTTAGATCGTCAATAATATCACACTGTACATTACTTGGTGTATTGCCACTAGTAGCAATGCCATTTACTAACAATGCGTCCATTTGACCTTCAGTAACGATCGTATACTTATGAGTACGCTGTTTGTCTAGATTATAAACAAAGTTCTTGGGCATCTGATGATAGTATTTTGGTGTAGCTTTGTCAGGTGTTTGTCCTACCCAACGTGCTGTATATCCTACTGTTTTTCCTTTATAGTTAAACGGCAATATGATACGATTTCTGAAATGGCTTTCTGGTGTCCACTGCCAACCATTATAGAAACTCATTCCACGCTCTTCAACATACTGTACTGCTTTTATAAAACTTTCCAGTTGTCTTGGAGTTAGTGTATCAGTATCCCATTTATCAAAGGTAGTTGCGTTTTTTGGCAATTCCATAGGTTGCCATGTAATTTTAGCTTTTTCCTTACGTTCAGTAGTTGAAATAAACTGTTGTGCTACTTGATCTTTTTCGTTCTCTTTAAGTAGTTCAAAATTAACTCGTTGTATTTGGGCTGGATCAGCGCCAAACGCTACTAGTAAATCAGATAACATTGTGTTGATTCGGTTACCAGGGCTCCAACCTGTTTTGTAATTACAGTTAAAACAGTTATATTGAACTTTATCGTCCTGGAACATTATACCGCCACGTCCACGAGTATCTCTACTGTGTCCACGAGTATGGCACATTGGACAATTACCACTTGTCCATCCACTTGGGGACTGTTTCCAGCCACCAGGAATGCTCTGGCGTACAAAATCTAAAACTATCATATATGCAGTTTAACTTCTATATAGCACTTTGTCAAGTGTTCCTTCGTTGCCAACTGCTGCAACATAGCGGAAACGTACCCACATAAACATACCATCAAATGTAAACGGCTCTAGTCCAGTGGCACCAGTAAATGTCCAATAATCTTCTGCGTCACCTGGATTAAGCTGAATAGTAAACCAATCGCCAACTGCTTCTGTTGGGCTTTGTTCAAGTGATCCTTCAGCATAAAACTTGCCACTAAAGTTAGTAGTGTACGCTACAACAGTATTTGTGCCGTCACTATTCTGACTTTGGGCTGTACCAGTAAAATTATTTGTTGTATCAGTATCACCAGTTAAACTTTCATCATCTTGACTAGGGGTAATAGTGGTAGCTGTGGTAGCTTTTACTTCTAATACATATGTTAACCGTGCGTTTTGGTCACTGTATAGTCCAAATACCATTGCTTCACTATCGGTATAAGTAATGGTAACATCATATAACGCAGGAGACAATTTACCTAGATCGGACTCAGTTAACCGCATTAATACACTACCAGTATCAGTACTAAGTGTAACAAGAGTTTTAGTTATAATAGCAGTCTTGGTTGTTCTATTAACCACACTTGCTTTAAAAGTTTTATTAGCTAAACTTACTGGTTTGCGACTGTTATCGATAACAAAGAATTCAAAATCATTAGTAACCCCATCATAAGCAATTAATGGCTTATGATTTTGTGAACCATAATATGTTGTACCTCTACGATTTGGTATAACAATTTCACTTCGTTGGTTGTAACTATATGCTTTGCTTTGATAATTCATGTTTCGGATCTCCACTACTATTTATAGTGATAAGTAATAATAATAATGACACATATACCAAACAAATATCAAAAACTACTAGAAAATTTTCCGTTCTTAACTTTAGTTTCGTACGGCGGTAACGAGTACGTTGGAATAATGCAAAATCAGGACCATCAGATGGCCAGTATGTATTGTTTTGATAATATTAAAAATGACAAAGACAAAGAAGAATTTATTGAACTAGGCGAAGAATGGTGGTGGGGGACAAATAGAATGATCCCTATTAACATTATTTTTAAAAGTCAGTGGAGCAAATATAGATCATCACTGGTTACATTTAGTCTTAAAGACTTTCAAGTAGTACATGGGCCAACTATTAGCCTAAGTAACATTTGTCAGAAACGTATTAAACGCCGTAATATTCAGTTAGTACGTAAAGTTACGTAGTTCTAATATTACTGTTTACTTGCGGATCAATTACACTTAGTTTACGACTAGTTGATTTTTCTGCCGCATGCAGTAATAATGCTCGTCTAATTTCATTGCTGTTATTAGGCATGGTACTGTGTAGTAGCCTCGGATGCCATGCTACAAAACTACCAGCATTTGCTGTGTACTGTTGATAATTATCAGCATAGAATGTATACCAACTTTTATCATCTTGTATGCTTCTTGGATCAAATATATAGTTGTGAGTTCCTGGAACGTACCCTGTTGCTCCATTGTGTTCATTAAAATCACACATCATTACCATAAACTGTAGACCTAATAATTCTTGATTATATCGAAATTCTGGAAATCTATAAGGTGTATCAATATGTGGACGATAAAAATTCATACCTGGATGTAATACAATAAAATCTTGCACATGCCATACCCA